ACAGCATTTTAAAGGCCAGCGTCAACACGGAACCGGAGCAGGAAAAAAGAGAAATTATTCAGGAGAAAAAAGGAATCGGGAGAAACGACCCCTGTCCCTGCGGGAGCGGGAAGAAATATAAGAAGTGCCATGGGGCGTAGGAGCTGACAAAAAAGCCGTTTCCGTCCGATAAGGACAGAATCATAACGAGCAAACCCAGTCGAAAGACTGGGTTTTTTGCATACGAAAAGCCCGATCCAAGAACCGAAGCTCGTCGGAAAAAAGGTCGAGGCACGCGGCGCCAAAGTCCGCAAAAAGTTAACAAAAGCTGACAACACCGAGCCATGAAAAAATTAGAAAAAACTAAGCGAGACATTCGAAAAGAAGTTCGAGGAAGGGATATGCGTGAAAGAATCCGCGCGAAAGCGGAACGAATGGTCGAAGACCTCCAAGAAGAAATCGGAGACGAGGTCGGCGACCTGATGGGAAAGCTCATGACGGACATAGCCGTGGAAGATTCGTCCATTGAGGCGGAACTCACAGGCTGCGCCTACGACGAGATAGAACGCGCCCTCCTCGGTGAGATCAGAAAGCAGCTCGAATAGCAGACGGAACGAAGCCGGAATTCCGAAAGGGATTCGGATGCGACCCAAGAAGCTTCATTCCCGGCAACGAGCGAAGCACATGAAAAATCAAATACTTTTCGAACGAGCGAAGAAGGCACTCGCCGTCGCGGTCACGACCATTGCCCTTCTGGTGATGTTCGACCTGACGATACTCTTCGCATCGCTCGCTCAGATTCAACTCGAAGGACGGACCGGATACTGGAATCCGTTCTGGAGAGCACAGGCAGAGGTGGTGTTAAACCTCTTGAGATGAAAACAAATCATCAAAAAAAAGACGGCTCAGTATGTCGAACCGAGCCGCTAAACAAATAAAAAACTCCCCGAAGGGAGCGATAGATTGAACCTCACAACTCAATTATATCAAATCCCGATCGGGCGAGTCAAGCAAGATATGAACAACCAATCAATGACAGCAGTAAAAGCAAGAACGGCCGAAGCCGTAGTGGATAACTTCTTCACGCCTATCGGCAACACGAAGCCTTACTTCAAAGCCGCATTCGAAGGCTTCGCGGGTACGGGCAAAACCTACACCGCAGCGTTGGTAGCGGTCGGACTGCACAAACGCATAAAGTCGAAGAAACCGGTGGTCATCTTCGACACGGAAAAAGCGGCAAAGTTCCTTAAACCAGTATTCGCCGAGAACGGGATCGAGGTGCTGGTCAGGGAATCTAAATCGCTCGGCGATTTAAGGATCACCATGCAGAAGATGAGGAACGAAGGAATCTCGGACATCCTCATCATCGATTCGATCAGCCATGTCTGGGAAGGATTTTTGAAGGCTTACGCCGAAAAGGTCCGCAGAACATCGCTTCAATTCCAGGACTGGGGAATCATCAAACCGACATGGAAGGCCGAATTCAGCGATCCGTTCGTGCACGATCCCTACAACATCATCATGTGCGGCCGCGCCGGATACGAGTACGACTTCGAAAAGAACGAAGACACCGGCAAAAAGGAGCTGATCAAAACCGGAGTGAAAATGAAGGTCGAGGGAGAAACGGCCTACGAACCGGACATGCTCGTGCTCATGGAGCGCTTCGAAGAAATGGAAGGCGGATCGCTTAAGGGAGTCTACCGCCAGGCCAAAATCATCAAAGACCGATCGACTCTCCTCGACGGAAAAACGTTCGAGAATCCGACTTACGCCGACTTCGCTCCGTCAGTCGAAGCGATGCTCAACAATCCGCTTCCGAGAGATACGGTGGTTATGCCCGAATCGGACACCGGACTTCTCTTCCGAACGGAAGAAGAAAAAGCGGACTGGAGAAGGGAACGGGACAAATGGCTTGAAGAGCTGGACGGTCTGCTTATCCGAATAGCTCCGGGAGCCGTAGGCCGAGACAAACAGCTCAAGCTCGATCTTCTGGACAGAGTGTTCGGGACAACCTCGATGACCGCCATAGGAGAATTTCGTCCGGAGCAAATCGCGGACGGATACAAGAGACTGGGGCTTGAAGCGGTGGCCATGGGAATAGCGGAAATAGTCGAAATGGACGGCCGAAAGCGTCTCGTCTCCAAACTTCCTCCGAATGGGAACGGAAACGGCAATGGCAACGGACACGCCGTGCCCGCCGCGGTCGAGAAAAAACCGGCAGCCAAAAAGGAAGCTAAGAAAAAATAACCCCAATTAGCTTCCGACTCTGCCCTCATCGCGGGAGCGTGAGGTCAGGGATCGGAAGCTAAAGGACAACAACAATATGGGAATTGATATCTACGCGCGCTGGAAAAACCAGACGCCAAAACAAAAGCAAAAACAGATGACTGGATTCTCGGTCCTGCGGGGCAACGCCGGCTACTTGCGCGAAGCGTATCACGGCAGTCCGTACGCTACGCGACACCTCTGTAAAGAAGCCTTCGACCAAAAAGGCGGAGCAAAAATACCCGCAAAGACGATGCGGGAGAGACTGCCAAAAACTCTCGAATTGGTCGATAGACGAGAGCGTGACGTTTATAAACAAAAAGACAAAGCAAAAATAGAGCGGATACAAAAGAGCTTCGTCGACTTCGTTAGATTGTGCGAACGGAAAGAAAAAGAAGCGGGCGAGCCCTGTACCATAATCGCAAACTACTAACATGAAGTACCAATTCAATCTTGAATGGGAAGAACTGCCCGAAGAATTTCGCGAAGAAAAGATACGCGAATACATCCTCGCCGGAGACAAGCGCGACTGCGAGGACTGCGACGGATCGGAAAAGCTGGAAGATCACAACTGCCGAATATGCAACGGCACGGGGAAGGTCGATCCCGATCCCGACGATCTTCATCAGCAAGAAGAAGCGGAAGACGACATTAGGGCTCACTTCCCAATCTATTTTTAGCGGCTCTTAACTCCGATCCGGTGCCCCAAAACATACCGGGTCGGAGAAAAGGGGCTGTTTCTCTTTCGCAAAAAATATGGATTACGAAACAAAATCAATCATTCCCAACACCACACAGATTCCGCATCTCATCATTCGCGAGTGGATGCCGCGGCTGAGTGACGTTGAGCTGCGAATTCTTCTCGTCGTGGCGGATCAAACGTTGGGGTGGATCGAGGACCCGGAAACAAAGCGACGCAAAGAGAAGGACTGGATCAGCCAGTACCAGCTGATGACCAAGATAAACCGCAGCGACCGGGCCATACAAAAAGCCCTCAAGCGACTCGTTGACGAGCTGGCGATCATTCAGGCTCACGACGAATTCGACAATCTTCTGGATTCATCCCAAAAAAGAATGAAATGCGGCGGGAAGATTTTCTACAGGCTGAGTCTTCGTCCGCCGCAACCGGAGCTTTTTTCGTTTGCCCCCGAAAAATGTTCGGGGGGTCGAAAACAATTTCCACAACCCCCGAAAATTCTTCGGGCGAAAAATTTTCGGGCTACAAAAGAAACCGGGTCTACAAAATTTTTAGCTAAAGCAAGCGAGCTTGCTTTAAGAAATAAAAAATGGGCGGAAGACCCGAAAAATAATCCAGACGGTGCCGTTTCGTCGACGTTCGTTCTCAGAACGTTCGGCAAGTACATGCACGCTTTCCGCGGCAACGATTTCAGAATCGCCTACGAGAGAGGCAAGGATGGACGTCTCGCGAAACGAGCGGTCCGACACCTTTCTTTTTTTCAGATCGAAATGCTTTTCGTTTGGTTTGCCAAAGAAAAAACACAGATAAAACCGGCCGTGGCGGTGGCTCTTTGCAAAAAGGTTATAAGCGAATTCATAAACGAGAGCCACCGCAGGGAAGGATTCTATGGGGAGCTGGAAGCTGAAGCTTTGCGTATAAGCGGCCGGAAAAAGTTTGAAGTGAGCGGACAAATCAGTTCAATGCACGACGCTTTAAAGAGGCTGAAAGATTCATTTGAGATGACACACATATGAGGCACATCGATTTATTTTCAGGCATCGGCGGATTCGCTTTAGCGATCGAAAAAGCGTGGCCAAATTCCGATCACATCTTTTGCGATAACGATTCCTACTGTCAAAAATTACTAAAACTAAGATTCCCAAACTCAAAAATCTATGGCGACATCAAAGAGATCAAGTCTATTACCGACTCCGACTGGCTCGGACTACAAAAGCCGGGGAAAAAACAGCAAACAGGTAGGCGTAGACAATTATTTAAAGTCGATATCCTCACGGGAGGATTTCCATGCCAGCCATTCTCTCAGGCCGGAAAAAGACGAGGGACGAGCGATGACCGCTACCTCTGGCCGGAAATGCTTCGAATCATTCGACTCACGAATCCGCGATGGATCGTCGCTGAAAACGTGCGTGGGTTACTTACTATGCAAAACGGGTTGGTATTCGAACAAGTGTGCCTTGACTTGGAAGCCTCCGGCTACGAAGTCCAACCGCTCATTATTCCAGCTGTCGCCGTCAACGCCCCGCATCGAAGGGACAGGATCTGGTTTATTGCTCACGCCATCAGCGATCCAGCCGATCGAAAGAAAAAAAGCGGAAAGCTATCTGAAGCGCCAAATAAACAGAAACAAAACGGGTCGCAATACGGTTCCGCCCGGCAATCTTTACGAGCAACTCTTGGCTGGGGGAGCAACCGATCTGAGGAAGACATCATTGTGGCCGGTGCTTTTGGGCACGCCGAAAGCACAAGACAGCCGTGCGGCAATGACAGATCGGGGAAAACACAATATGGGGGAACAGGTTCAAGAAGCCATCAACGCTCTGCTTCCCACACCAAGAGTAAGCGAAGTCGAGGGGGCACCGGTAAAGAACGCGGAGTTAAAGAATGGGCGATGGAGCAGGATGAATCAAAAGGGCGTGAGATTCGGAGTAAAGGTGAAAGACGTGCTGGCAGTATTGCCTACGCCACGAGCGGCGAATCCGGGAAGCAGGCCAAACAAAAAAGGCGGAAAGATTTTGAACGAGGAAGTTGGGAAAGGAATTGGCTTGAAGTTGCAGCCGAACTTTGTGGAATGGATGATGGGCTACCCGCAAAATTGGACGGATTTGAATTGTCGAAATCGAAACATCGAATAGAACGATTAAAAGCTCTTGGGAATGCAATAGTGCCTCAGGTGGCTGTTGAAATTATGAAAGCGATTAAAGTGGCGGAAAAAAATATTAGTCATACTCGAAACATTTGAAATTAATGTTCTGATTTTTCGAGTGGGGCTAACCCACATCTCCGCCTGAGGTCGACGGGCGGGGACGAAATAAAAAAAGTTAATTCAAAACGATATGCAATCACAAGACAAAGAAGTGCTCGAAACGATTCTAAAAGCCATCGTCACTCAGCCGGAAAAGGTCGAGGTGACAAGAACGGTGGACGAGATGGGCGTCCTTCTCTCCGTCAGGCTCGGCGATGATGACGCCGGAATCGTGATAGGCAAAGCGGGGAGAGGCATTCAAGCCATCCGCACCGTCATGAATTTCGTCGGCAGACGAACTCAAGCGAGGGTGAACGTTAAGCTCGAAGTGCCGGATCGTCCCCGCGGAGATCGGCCGGCCCGCAACGGCTCAGGCGACGATTTCTCGCTCTAAGCAAAGACGGCGGATTTTCGCTAAGAGCGGGACAAATAAACAAAACCCGCATCGCATCCTATGAACCGGAGCCAAAAAGGAAAATTATTCGAAAAGAAAGCTCAAGACATTCTGACCGAGCAGGGATATTGGGTCGAGAAAGCTCGTCGCATGAGATTTCAAGCCCAAGATTTGTTCGGTTGCTGGGACCTGATGGCCGTGAGCAAAAAAGAAATCCGGTTCGTGCAAGTGAGCTCCGAACCATTCGGCTCAAGGTCGAGAGCCGACAAGGAGCACATGCTCGCATTTCCAAAACCGCCGGGCTCAAACAAAGAGTATTGGCGGTGGGATCAGAAGAAAAAAGAATTCATAATTCAAACGATATGAAAACAAAACTCGAAACACTGGAGACGCTGCACGACTTCACGCTTGAAGACATCGTGCGGTGCGAAATAAAAATCAGAGTGCACGACGGCAAAAAGGACACGGACACTCTGGATGGATTCCAGAAGCGGGGAGCAATGGGCTTCACCGACGTGACGAAGAAGGTCTACGTTGAGGAACAGGAAAAAGAAAAGGCACGCCTCACGGGAGTGCTTCAAACTGTCGACAAATTAATCAAAGAAGAACATGAGCTACGCAACAAATCCTAAAAAGAATCCCGCAGTCCGCAGGAAAAACAGACCAAAACTGATCGGCGGAGTTTATATTCCGGCGGATCTTCTGGCCGAAGCCCAAAAACGGCGAATCGAGCTCATGCGAAAAGAGATAGTCCATCAAGCCTTTGACCGGCTCCCGATCCTACAGAGGCTGTGGTGGAGATTAAAATTTTGGATTCAACATTTATGGACAAAAAAACCGAAGCAATAAAAATCGCGAACTTGAAGTTCGCGCCATACAATCCGAGAGAAATAAAACACGACGATATCGAAACGCTGAAGAAATCGATCGAGAGATTCGGACTGCGCGGGCTGATCACCATAAACACCCGCAAAGGACGCGAAGGAATGATAGTGGGCGGAAACATGACCGTCATGACCCTGAAAGAGATGGGATGGGAGACGATACCGGCGAAAAATATCGACTTTGTCGACTTGCCGGAGAAAGAAGAAAAAGCGTTGAGTCTCGCGCTCAACAAGATCGCCGAGCGTCGCGACTGGAACGACGAAAAGCTGGCCGAAATGATGTGGGAACTGAATCGCGCGGAGATTGACCTTTCGCTCACGGGATTCGGCGAAGTCGAAATCAGCAACATTCTCGACAGCCAGATGCTTGAAGGCGAGGAAGAAGAAAAAGAGCCGGAAGAAGAATACAAAGAAATCAAAAAACCCGTTTCGAAATTGGGAGAAGTTTATCAGCTCGGCAGGCACAAGCTCATGTGCGGGGACGCAACAAATCCGGAACACGTCAAAAAGCTTCTGGGGGACAAAAAAGCCGACATGGTTTTCACCGATCCGCCCTACAATGTCGCGCACGTGAGCCACGAGAAGTCCGGAAAGTTTCCGACTGAAAAGGGAAAGATTCTCGGAGACGACCAGAGCCAGGAAGAATTCGAAACGTTCAGCGAAAAATTCCTGAAGAATTATTTTGGGATACTGAAGCCGGGAGCGGCGATTTATGTCTGCACCGGCTATTCCAGTTACCCGCTCTGGTACTTTGAAATCCTGAACGCCGGGTTCGAATTCAGCTCGACAATCGTGTGGGTTAAGCCCTCGTTCTCGATAGGCTGGGGAGACTACAAAAAGCAGTACGAGCAGGTCATGAAGTCAAAAAAACCAAGAGGCAAGACCAAAGCCCAGCCGATAATATACGGTTGGAAAAAAGGAGAGCGTCACTTCTTTTTGGGAGACAACAACGAAAGCGACGTCTGGGATATGCCAAGAAAAACCATAACCAAGATGACGCATCCGACTGAAAAACCAGAATGGCTGATAATGCGGGCAATCAAGAATTCCTGCAGGGTCGGCCAGTTGGTCGTGGATTTATTCGGCGGATCGGGAAGCACGCTCTTCGCTTCCCATAAGCTGGAACGCACCTGCCACCTGATGGAGCTGGACCCGCGCTGGTGCGACGTCATCAGAAACCGCTGGGAAAAGATAAAGCCCAGGGGATGACCGGGGTTCAAAATGAAGCACGGACAAAAGCACTATGGCCGAAGCAAGAACAACAACTCAAAAGATGCCGAAGGAAACCGAACAGCAATACGCGGCGTGGCTTTTGTATTGCGAAGCCGGCAGTCTGCGGAAGACTTTAGAGGCGTGGGACAGGTTGGGGCAAGATTGGGGTGAAATTGGGGCAGTTTTCGCCTCTCGGCTGGGTAAAAAACCGGTCGAAACTACTATTGAAAATTGGTCAAAGAAATTCCATTGGGTAGAAAGACGCGAGATAAAACTGACCGAAGATTTGATGGCGTTGCGGGAGAAGACCAAGCGGATCAAAAGGGACAAACTGCACCGGATCGCCGAAGCTTTCGATCGGGTCGGAAACAAAATAATGAAGCGGCTGAGAGCGAACGAAGAACCGACGATTCTCGAATGGAAAATCGTCTGGGAAATGTTCCAGGTCGAGCTCGGCAAGCCGACAAACAGGAGCCAGCTGAAGCTGGAAGACGAGCAGCGTCCGCTCACTCCGGAAGAAAAAGAATATGGCAAAAAACTTCACGAAGCCGTCAAAGAAATCGTCCGAAAACAACACGGAAAAAAGGAGTGAGGCAAGCTGTCTCTCACTCTGGACGATGGCCAACGAAATCAAGAACGAAAAAGGCGAACGGATAGAATTCGACCGGCATATTTTCATGATGGACATATACGACGATCCGGGTAGAGTCATCGCGGTCAGAAAGCCTTCGCAGGTGGGAGCGTCGACGTGGGCAATCCTAAAAGAAATCCATTCGATGAAATTTCTGGGAATCAACCAGATTCACACTCTGCCGAGCGACCGGGACGTGTGGGGGTTCGTGCCGACAAAAGTCGACAAGATCATAAAGGCGAACGGCTTCAAGATGGAAAAAGACAGCGCCGAAATCAAAGGACTCGGCAAAGGATTCTGCTATTACAAAGGTACGTTCACGGAAAAGGCCCCGATCATCATTTCCTCCGACCGCAACATTTACGACGAAGTCGACAAATCCAAAATGGAAGTGATCGGCGACTACGCTTCCCGCATGTCGAACTCCGAGCTGAAAGAGGAAATATGGATATCGACGCCGACGATTCCGGACTTCGGAATAGACGCAATCTGGCAGTCCTCCGATCAAAAACACTGGAGATTCGACTGCCCGCACTGCGGATACCGCCAACACATGGAATGGGACGCGAACATAGATTTCGAAAAAGAAATTTATGTCTGCCAGCAATGCCGGAAGGAAATCACAAACGAGGACATTCTCTGGTCAGAAAACGCCGGCTGGGAAGCGAGATTCCCGAACGAGCCGATATCAGGCTACTGGATCAGCCAGATGATGTGTTGGCCCGCAAAGCACGTCTTGCAGGAATATTACGAGGCCACGCAGGGGATCAAGGGAAAAGACGAGCAATACTTTTTCAACTTCATTCTGGGACTGCCGCACCTCTCCGCTCAGCAAAAGATAGAAGCCAGCCTTTTCTATCAGAACATAGTCGTGCCGGAAGAAGCGATGGGAGAGGAATGGAACATTATGGGAGCCGACACCGGAGACGAGAATCACGTCATGATCGGAAACCAAAAAGGAATTTTCTGGATGGGAGTGCTGAAGGACAAGCCGGGCCAAACGCGCTGGCAGCAGATGGAAGAACTGATCGAATTTTACAAAGTGCGCGTCGGCGTTATCGACGCGTTGCCGTTCACCAAAGAAGCGAACGCTCTCGCCGAGAAATTTCCTTACCGCGTCTATCTGAATTTTTTCAAAGACGATCCGAAAATGCTTGAGGTTTGCAGGTTCGGAGACGAGCAGAAAAGAAAAGACGCGGAATTCACCGACGAGATAAAAGTGCTCACGTCGAGAAACAGAATTTACGACGACACAATCGCCGGACTGCAGCACGGCATGACGAAGTTCGCCATGCCCAAAGACAGCCCGACTTTCAAACTGCTCATAAAGCACGCTCAGACAGTCTACGCCCGCAAGATCACCGATCGCTTCGGGCAAGAGCGGAGAGAGTGGGCAAACATAGGCGCCGACCATTTTTGGCTCGCACTCATTTACTGGCACGTGGCCTTAAAAAAACGACTCAAATATGAACCAAACAGATAAAACAAAACAGACGCCGCAGGGAAAAGAGGAGCGAGCGTTGCTCCTCGTCGAAATCGTCAAAGATTTATCGGCGATCGAAGAAGAAGGGTACGGGCGAATAGTCATCGAAGTCAAGAATCACCGGATCGTAACCTGGTGGAAAGTGGCGTCACGAACCGCCCGCGGTTTTTGGGCGAAAATAAGGAATATTCCGCCTGGGGCTTGACTTGTTGGCACGGCCGGACCATGTTGTATGTAGAAGTGGACAAAATATGACAAAGGCCAAAAAATTTGATATTATTAAACTAACAAGTATTTAGCCCGCTAAGATAAATTCGGCGAGGCAAAAACAAACTTATGAACGAAGAATTTCAGCCGACAAAAAGCAAAAAAAGAATGCGGATAACGATCGCGGGAATCGGCGTCGCGATAATCGCGGTGGCGGCCATCGGATCGGGTATCGCATATAACTCGCTCTTCGGATCGCCTCAGAAACAGGCGGAAGCCGAACGCTTCATTGTTCCGTTGGGAGCGGTAGACACATTTCAGAAACTGCACGATGACGGATTTATAAAAAGTGCATGGGGATTTCAATATGCATTTAAACAAAACGAAATCCAGCCTGGCGGATACAAAATTTCAAAGAGCATGAATGCCTGGCAGATTGCCGAAGCCCTTAAAGAGCCATACATGAAATGGGTCGTGATCCCCGAAGGCTTAAGGAAAGAGCAGATCGCAGAGCTGATCGGAGATGCACTCGGATGGGATCAGGAAACGAAAACAAAATGGGTCGGAAACTACACCTCAATGAAATATGACGAGATCGAAGGCGTCTATTTTCCCGACACCTATCTTCTCCCGAAGGACGAAACGGGACTGCAGATCGCAGACAGGCTGAGAGCAAAATTCAATGAGAAGTTTCAGCCATACGCCGACAAGTTTGTCAAAGCGAACATCAAATGGAATACGGCACTGAAGATTGCCTCAATCGTACAAAGAGAAGCGGCAGGCAAAAGCGACATGCCTCTGATCGCAGGCATCATTTGGAATCGGCTCTTAAAAGACATGAAGCTTGAAACCGATGCCACTGTCCAATATGCGAGAGATAGCGTGACGCACTACGGTAAAGCTCCGAACGATGTTCAGCTGTCCGGCTACATGAGCGATGGCGACTGGTGGAAACCCATAAAGCTTACAGACATGCAAATCGACTCGCCATATAACACCTACCTAAACAAAGGCTTGCCGCCTCACCCCATTTGCAATCCTGGGCTCGAAGCGATCGATGCGGTGCTTAACTCCGCGGACACGGAATGCCTCTACTACCTGCACGATTCAAGCGGACAGATTCATTGCGCCAAAACCTACGAGGAGCACAAAACCAACATAGAAACTTATTTAAAATAAGAATAAAAAGCCAACATGAAAAAAAACAATAGCGACACAAACAAATCAATCGACGATTTTACCTTAAACTTACTTTGTGAATTGCATATAGGGTTGGAACGGCAGGGGCCAGGCAGTCCCGAAATGACCCTTAAAGCATTGGGTTTTCTGGACGATCTCAATAAGAATCCGCGGGTAGCGGACTTAGGCTGTGGAACCGGAGCCCCAACAATGATTCTCGCGCAAAACATCGCTGGGAATATCACCGGCGTGGATTTTCTTCCCGATTTTATAAAGGTTTTTAACGAGAACGCCAAGAAATTGAATCTCCAAGAAAGAGTAAATGGCATTGTCGGCTCAATGGAAAATCTTCCATTCCGAAAAGAAGAATTTGATCTCATCTGGTCTGAAGGAGCCATCGCCGGCATCGGTTTCGAAAAGGGTCTGAATTATTGGAGAGATTTTCTTAAAAAAGACGGCTATGTCGCTTTAACGTATGAATCGTGGTTTACCGATGAACGCCCCGCCGAAATTGAAAAGTGGTGGACTGATAACGTTCCCGAAATAAACACGATAGCGAATAATATTTCGGTAATGCAAAAAGCCGGATATATTCCTGTCGCCGCATTCACGCTGCCTGAAAAATGTTGGACAGAAAATTATTTTATTCCGCGAGAAGCGGCCGGAAAAGTGCTGTTGGAAAAATATGCCGAGAATAAAGCCGTAGAAGATTTCATCGAAAAAATGAAATACGAAGCAGAATTATATTCAAAGTACAAACAGTATTACGGATATGTTTTCTACATCGGGAAAAAGATACGCAATTAAAATTTAAAATTAATTTTTAAAATTATGACAAAGCAACAAAAAATCATGGCGGGAGTCGGAGCGATAGCGATCATCGCCGTAGTCGTCGGCGGAGTTTGGATCGCGAACGCAAACAAAGCTTCGAATAAAACCGCAAACGTAGACGTCGCGAAGATAACGAACTTCGACCAGTGCAAGGAAGCGGATTTCTCGATCATTAGGCATTACCCAGATCAGTGCCAAACATCGGACGGAAAAATTTTCATGGATGCCAGTAAGCCGAGTCAGGACGAAATCGCTAAAACAGAGGAAGCAATCAGAGCCTTTATGGGAGATTCCAGCCTGGAACTGATATACATTGGGCAAAACAGGCGTCCTTCAAACTTTGCAGTCCTGAGTAACGTCAAGCAGAATGAGGGCGGGATGACAGCCGATAATCCTGAAGAATGGGACCGCCCGATTTATATCTTCCAACAGACAGATTACATCAACGATCGATGCGAAGTCTACGAATACGAAGTGCTGATTAAGACCAAGCAGATCGTTCAGGTCGGAGTTCGCTATCCGAACGAAGCGCCGACAACGCCAGACGAGAGGATGGATAAGTGCAGGCAATATGGCTCGCTTGAAATCCCGCTGAAGTCGAAGGCTGAAATAGAGCAGGCGGCATTCGCATTTCTGGGCAGAGACCCAGAACACACGAAATTCATGCTCCGATCCGACATCCAGCCAGAATACATTCCGAGTAAGCCAGGTGTAGCAAATCCAGCAATGAACGAATGGAAGTGGGAAGACAAAGGATATAAGCTCCCTGAAGGACTGATGGGCGATCCGTCGCCATACCCGACAATGAGAATCATTATGTCGAGCGGCGGAAAACTGGTTTATTATCTCAACACCACAGACCTTTTTAGTCAGAATTAAGCACCTGACAAAACAGAACAATCTGCGCTATAATAAAAACAACCTATGGATATAAAAAATTACCTGACGGCGAAAGAAGTGGCCAAAACGCTGCGGGTCAGCCAAAGATCGGTGATGCGATACATCAAAGCCAAAAGATTGAAAGCCGCCAAGATTGGGCAATGGCGAATTAAAAAAAGCGATCTCGATAAATTCATGGCCGCTAACAGCAACCAATAAGCATATGCAAACCGCGACTTTATTTCAAACAGAAAAGAAGACTAAAAAAAAGAGCTGGCAAACTAAACAGAAGAATTTTGATTTTATAGATTTGTTTGCCGGCATCGGCGGCTTCCGAATAGCTCTGGAAAGTCACGGCGGCAATTGTGTGTTCAGCTCGGAATGGGACGACAATTCACAGTTGACTTACGCAAGCAATTTCGGGGAAATACCTCACGGAGACATAACGCAAATAGACGAAAAAAACGTTCCGAAGCACAACATTCTCTGCGCAGGATTCCCGTGCCAAGCCTTCAGCATTTCCGGAAAGAGAAAAGGGTTCGCCGACACGAGAGGAACGTTATTCTTTGACGTGGCCAGGATCGCGAAACGATTGCAGCCAGACGTTTTATTTCTCGAAAACGTTAAAAATTTTGTGCGACACGACGGTGGCAAAACCATTCAGGTGGTTAAGGATACGCTCGACGAAATCGGATACGATCATTTCTTAAAGGTCTTGAGATCAAGCGACTACGGAGTTCCTCAGGCGAGAGAGAGGGTTTATATCATAGCTTTCAGAAAAGACCTTAAAATAAAAGGTTTCAAGTTCCCCGATCCAGTCGATAAAATAAAAACGGTAGAAGACATACTCGAAAAGACAAACGTCATTCCCGAAGTTTTTATTAACCGGCCGGACATAAAAATCAAAAAGCCGGATGCCGTTCCCGTCGATCCGAAACGGCCGCTTCAAATTGGTCAGATAAACAACGGCGGGCAGGGCGAACGAATATATTCCCCTAAAGCTGCCGGAGTCACGCTTTCCGCTTACGGCGGCGGAGCGGCGAGCAAAACCGGAGCTTATCTGGTCGACGGCAAAATAAGAAAATTGACGCCAAGAGAGTGTGCTCGCATGCAGGGATTCCCGGAGGATTACGAGATACCGGAGAATCGAAACGTCGCTTATAAACAATTCGGAGACAGCGTTTCGGTCCCTGTCTTGCAGTCGATTTTTAATAATATCAAGGCAGCCCATCCGGGTTTAATAATTTAAAAATATGCAATCAGAAACAGATTTAAAACTTCTGGAGCTCATCAAAAGAGGTTCCGCCACTGCAAAAGGCGGTTTTAAGAATGAGCAAGACGTCGTCGATAAGTTCAACGCGTGGAAAACGGACGAGGATGCCCAAAAGTGGCTCCAGGTCATGGGATACAACCTGAAGGATATAGAAAAAGTCAGAGCCGTAAAAATAACCGGATCGCACAAGACCGACGTTCAAGTCGAGATCACAATTTATTTTAAAAAAGGCACGGGAATAGAAAATGTTTCGATAAAACTCGTGAGCAACGATCAGGGATTCAACCAAATCGACAAAAGATGGGTCGATAAGTACGTTGAGTTGTGGGGTATACCGTCGGATATCGCTAAGAATTTAAAATATTTCACCGGAGAGATGACCCCGACCAAGCCGAACAAGAACGATCCGAGGAGAATATTCCTAACTGATTTGAAAGAAGAAGAACAAAACAAGATGGTCGATTTTTTCGAGAAGAATAAGATTTTAATCGTCGCCGATTTATTTAAGGGCAGAGACAGCTTCCCGGCGTCGTGGCTGCTCCTTTATCAGAAAAACATAAAGGTGTGGACATTGCTGCCGATGTCCGTGGTTATGAATTTTTACGGAAACGGTCCGGTAAGAATCACACGCGAAGGAAGCCTCAAAATAGGTAGGATCGGAATGCAGAGAAAAGGCGGAGATAACGGAAGGCCATCCGCCACGATGCTCCAATTTAAAATTAATCCTTGTGAGATCGTTAAAGCACCTGAAAATGGATAAGTTCGACAAAGAAACCCGAAGCTTGATAATGAGCAAAGTGAAATCCAAGGACAGCAAGATTGAATTGGCGTTAAGAAAATTATTGACCGAGAAAGGACTGAAATTCAAAAAAAACAGCTCAAAACACTTCGGAAAACCAGACATCGTTTTTGCTTCGAAGAAGGTCGCTATTTTTCTGGATTCTTGTTTCTGGCACGGATGCGGACGGCATTGCAGAATACCAGCAACGAATAAAAAGTTTTGGCAAGAAAAAATATCGAGGAACAAAAAAAGAGACGCGACAGTGAACAAAGAATACAAAAAGATGGGATGGGTGACCATGCGAGTTTGGGAGCACGAACTGATGAAAGACGGACAGAAAGTGGTCTTAAAAATTCTTTTGGCTCTCGATAAAAAGAATAAAAAGTGAGATAATAATATAATCATATGGCGAAAACAGCAATAAAACCCGATTATGAAAATTGGCCTAAACAGAAGGTAAAAATTACCGATCTTTTTCTTGACTCAAAAAATATCAGATTAGATATCGGAGTGGATCTTTCGCAGGACGCTCTTATAAATGATTTATTTTCCAATGAGGATGCCATGCAGGTTTTAAAGAGTATCGCGGTGAATGGTTTTTTCCCCGATGAGATTCCGGTCGCGATCAAGGAGAAGGGAAAATTTATAGTATTGGAAGGGAACAGGCGCGTGGCGGCCGTGAAGGCTTTACTTAGACCTGAAATAGTTCCGTCGAAGGAGTCTGCCATCAAAGAAATACTTAAAACTGCGGTCCCAATTTCAAACGAGCGGGAAGTGGTTGTGGCACCCGATCGAGATTCGGCAATGGTTTTTTTAGCCAACAAACATACCCTGAATACAAAGCGCAGATGGCGCCCTTTAAGACAGGCGTACTTCTATCGAGCGGAGCTTGACAGGGGCAAGACCGTTCAGAATTTGCGAGACGATTATCCGACAGTCGATATTGGCAAATTTTTGCGATTGTTGAATGTTCACAAGATCGCAAAATCAATAAAATACGATTCGGACGCAACCGCAAAAAAGGTTCATAATGAAAAAACTTTTCCCGCGTCGACGATTGAAAGGTTGTATGATGATAAGCAGGTCAGGGATTTTCTCGGTTTTGATTTTGACGGCAATGGCGAAGTCAAGATCGCCATCGATAAAAAAGAATTCGAAAAAGGATTTAAAAAAGTTGTCGAGGACGTGGTGGAAAAAAACGTTGATTCCCGCGCATTGAACGCCGAAAAGGACAGAAAAATTTATCTCGACAGCTTCGCCAAAGAGAATACTCCCAATAAAACCAAAGGGACCAAAACGTTGACGAGCAAGGATTTTGAAGAAATCCCCGTGACAACGGAAAAAAGAAGGGTAAAGTTGGCGCCCAAGAACATTAATTTTTTGCTTCAATGCAACGGCGTGAAGCGGATGTTGAAAGAGTTGCAGACTATCGATTATCACAAATTCCCCAATGCTTCGCATGACCTTTTGAGAAGTTTTCTGGAGTGCGGACTGAAAGCCTATTTTGATCATTGCGGGACAACGGTTGCTCCAAAAAACGGCGGCAAATATGTGTATCTCGACACTGTGCTGGAAGAATTTATTAAAGAGATGAATCAGGCGAAAAATAATAAACTTTCGCAAGTCGCTTCCAGAATAAAGGACAATGCTAAAATGAATTCCTACTCCGCCACGTTTCTTAACGCCACCAATCATAATCCCGATATATTCGTAACGCCGCAAGAGGTAGAGGACGCTTGGGAAGCAATGGAGCCGTTGTTCAGATTTATCTTGGCTCCTAAACAACAATCAAATGGCCAAACTAACCCATAAAAGAAATTTAAAGTTTCATTATAGTCCGCTCCGATACCCAGGGGGTAAAACTTTTTTATTCCCTTTTTTTGACAAAACAATTAAAGAGAACGGGCTCAAAAAAGTGACTTACGTCGAACCGTTTGCGGGCGGAGCGGGTGCGGCCTTGGCGTTGCTTTTTTTGGAAAAGGTCGATCACATAGTCATTAACGATTTCGATAAGGCAATATATTGTTTTTGGAAATCGGCAATTTTTCATTCGAAAAAATTTATTAAAAAAATAAATTCCACCCCCGTTACAATCAAAGAATGGAAGAAGCAAAAAGCTATTTATCACGATATCGGAGCGAGCCAATTTGATCGAGGTTTTGCCACCTTCTTTCTGAACAGGACGAATGTTTCGGGGATTCTTGGAGGGGGCCCCATCGGGGGCACCGAACAAACTGGCAAATGGAAAATCGATGCAAGGTTTAATAAAAAAGGTCTTGCCGACAGAATCGCTCAACTCGCACTTTATAAAAATAGAATCTCCGTTTACAACAAAGACGGACTGGAACTGATTGGAAATTATTTGAATAAAAAAAATGTTTTTATATATCTCGATCCGCCATATTTTGAAAAAGGAGCGACTTTGTACTTAAACCATTATAAGGGTGAAAATCACGAAGCACTGGCAAAAAAACTCAATGAAAATCCCGACGCTTTTTGGTTGCTTACTTATGACAACAAAAAAGAAATCAGATCGCTGTATCCAGAAAGAAAGATAATTAATTTCAGTTTAAATTATAACGCCTACGAATCGCGCAAAGGACGAGAAATAATGATTCTGTCAAAGGCGATTGCCTGTGCGAAATAAGCTAAAGCATATGAGAAAAAAGAAATTGATTAAAGAAAAAATATCAAGACGGCAAAAAGCGTTGCGCGAGATCATGGGATACGGAAGAAGCCAGGGGAAATTTATCGTCGCTTTAAATGAAGCCATAGCCAAGCAACTGAATTTGACCGTTACCGACATCGTATGTCTCGAAATTTTAATCGAAAAGGGAATGGCGACGCCGGGAGAATTGGCCCAAATAACCGGACTCACGACGGGTGGAATAACCGGAGCGATCGAAAGGATGGAAAAAACGGGACAAATCAAATACGAACGCGACACCGAGGACAAAAGAAAAGTGATCATCACTCCGCGGACGGAAAACATGTGGTGGTACGACAGCTATCTAAAACGAATATTTTCGAAAATCGAACAATTGCACAAAGGATACAGCACAAAACAGTTGGAAATGATGGCCGCCCACCACAAAAAAGTGGGCGAAATTGTGCGAGAGGAAATCGAGCGGGTCAACAAGGACGTAAACGAGAAATAAACACCCGGCTATTGCGCTGTTTTTTTGGTATATGCTATAATTAATTCAACAGAAAGCGATCGCCTGACGGCGTCCGGAATTCCGGACTAAACGAGACGGGGCTACGACTTCTGTCATCAAAGCCGATTTTATCGGTCGAGTTGATGGCAAAAGTCGCGGTCCCGCTTTTTGTTTCTCTTGAGGCCTCGGCCTCGCAGTGATACGAGAGGAACAGAAGGGAAATAAACAGAGCCGAGCTCCAAGAGAGCCCGGCTTTTATTTATTTCTATGGCGGAAGAAACAAAAACAATCGAATCAAAAAACGAGGAAACCTCCAGCGAGGTTTATTCGCCGTCCGAGGAAGAACAGAAACTTATCGAAAAATGGAAGAAGCGATTCAAGCGGGCCGACGAATTCCTGACTCCGTATCGCGCGAAGTGGCTGCGAATGTACAAGCTCTACCGCGCCTATCAGGACAAGCAGAATTACGCCTACGAAACAAGACTCATGCCCCCGATCGCTTTTGAAATCATTGAGACTATAGTATCGCGCCTCGCAACCTCAAAAAGAAAAACCAGAATTCTGCCGAGAGAGAAAAAAGATTTGAAATCAAAATCGCTCGGCTCATGGGATGATCTGGTTAACTACGACTTCGATGCGATTAAGCTTGACAAGAAACTTCCGAAGTGGCTGAAGTCCACAACAAAATTCGGCAACGGAATCGGAAAGGTGACATGGCTCACCGACTCAGGCATTGACTACGATGATCCGTTCCTTACCATTTGCGACCTTTGGGATATCATGCCGGCCCCCGAGACTGAAGACCTGCAGGAAGACTGCCCGTGGCTCATTCACCGCATAGTAAAAACAAAAGACAAAATCGAGCGCGAAGAAAAAGCGCGCGGAGAAGGCAACGCTATTTATAAAAATCTTCAATTCGTCGAACCGAAACTCGTGGACGACTGGAAACAGGACCGCTATGACGTGAACCTAAAAAAGATGGGGCAGATTCAGGACTCGGCCGACACCGGCGGAGATGTGACTGTCAAAGTGACCAGCGACAAAACCGAACGCGACAGGCAGATCGAAATCTGGGAATGCTGGGATTACGAGGAAGGCAAGCTGGTCACCATCATGAATCAGGAAGTGGTGGTCCGCAATGATGACAACCCCTACAAGAAAGTCAACGCCGGCAAAATTTTCATAAACCTGCCGGACCACGAGCTCGACTGGGAGCTCTGGGCAATCGGCCACATCGAGCCGGTAGAAACAACGATCGTCGAGATCGCCGACATGAGAAACCAGAGAATGGACGACGTGATCTTGATGCTTGATCCGGTCATAAAAATCAGAAAGGACTCCGGCATTTCAAAGAACGATGTCATCTTCGCTCCGGGCGCAAAATGGGAACTCCGCAAAATGGATGACGTGGTGATCGAGCGCCCTCCGGAAATTAGCCTCATGGGAATAAACGAAGAAAAGAATCTGCGCGACGAAATCGAAAGAACGCTGGCAATTTCCGAGTATGTTTCTGGCATGCCGAAATCAGCTCAAGAGCCAATGAGCAAAGTGGCAATGCTGATCGGCCAGAGCAATCTCAGAATGAGCTCGCTCGCCGGCAATCTCGCTGAAGCTCTGACTACGCTGGCAAATATTCTCATAGACATGAACCGGGAATTTATCAGCGAAGACAAGCTCTACCGCATTGTCGGGGACGAAGTGGACTTCAAAGAATTTAAAAAAGACGACAAAGAGGTCAAGGTCGATGCAGTAGTTCAGATTGAGCCTGTCATCCCGCCGGATCAGGCAACCAGACTCAATCAGGCGATGACGCTGTACGACAAATTTGTAGCGGCGGATAAGCCCGACCCGAACAATCCGGAAGAAGTGAAGCAGTGGAAGAAACGCAAGCGCGCGATCCAAGAGATGATCCTTGACGAAATGGACAAAGCAGCCTACAAGACTGTGCTCCTGGGAGAGGAAGAATCCGAACCGGCAAAGTCGACCGAAGAAGAACCTCCCGCAGCGCCCGAATCTCCCCAGCTCCCGGCAGGCGAAGCAGGCCCGGCGCCTGAAGCTCAGCCGGAGCAGAAAGCAAGCTTCTTTAAGCAAATCCTTTCAAAGATTCCCGTGATCGGGAAAGGTCGCCAAAATAAATCAGTTTAATTAAAACGCATATGGCAAAAACACCAAGCCCAATAAAATCAGCGGAGACAAAAGTGATCAGCAAGACCCTGAGCGGAGACCAGTTCATCGTCTCCCTGCAGGAAGGTCAGGGGAAGGTTCACACCATCTACATGACCAAAGAAGAATCGTCCCAGATTGATCTGGGTGATTCGGTAAAAATTACTTTGGAAAAGGTCGAAAAGTAATTCAATTAAAAAAAGCCAAGCAAAAAATCATTATGCCAAAACAGCTAAACAACAACATCAAACCAGTGGAATTACTTCCGATTCAGGCCATTGAAGATTCTGCGAACGGCACGGGAGTGGATACCTACCTCGCAGATGGCTCGTCATTCGATACCGCGTTGATCAAGGCGGCCATCGGAGACCTCGGATCGCAGGCAAGCACGAAAGTGAAGATTCAGGAATCGGACGTATCGGACTTCAGCTCAGGAGCACAGACCGCTGAAGGCGGAGACGAGGTGACTGTGTCAGCCGACAACACTTACAGCTTCCAGATCAAGAGGGCGAAAAGATACTTGCGTGCAGTGGTGACTCTCGCAACGCCAGGAGAGACGCCGTCGGCAGAAGTGCACGTAGACGGAATTCTGTGCAACTGGGATCTGCCGTTCCCAATCTTATAAAGGTCGAAAATTAATTAACCAACAACAAACCTTCACGCATATGCCGAAAAAACTAAAAAAGAAAGCGAAGACGGCAGAGGAGCTTCCCGAAGAAGGAGAGGCTCAGAAAGTCGGCTTCAAGCCCGCGCCTGCAGAAGACAAAGACGGGGAGTGGGAGAAAGTCGATGCGGTTTTTGCCAAAGCTAAAGAATCCTATCTTGCCGGCTCAACGTTCGACGATGTGATCAGCAGCCTGATTGCCACACTTGAGGAAATGAGAAGCATCAAGACCGAACCGATGGGCGGAATGGGAGTCGGAGAGCCGGAGATGAATCTGCCGGCAGAAGAAGGCGAAGAACAGATATAGCTATGGCAAAAAATAGCGAGGAAAAATTTGATACCGGACTGGCGGTGCTGGAAATGACCAGAACCGAAGGCTGGAAGTGGCTGGATCAGAATATCCGCGAGGAGCTTCGTTTGGAATACGACGATCTCCGCGATATTGAGATCGCCGGCAAGACTGCCGAGCAGATCGCTTCTGATTATCTCCAGCACCGGGCCAATGTGAAAGCCTACGAAAAAGTCCTCGCAATGGTTGAAAACGCCATCAAGGAAAAGGACGAAGCAGCCGAAGACATGAGGGAAAAATAAATTTATGCCCTACGGAATCAAAGGTAAAACTAAAAACTGGGAAGAAAACACCAAAGCCGGACAGAAAGCAGACAGCAGGATTGAGTCCTGCATAGCCGGCCTGATGGCAGATAAAAGTTTCAAACCCAGAAACGGCGAGGATAAAAAAACCGCAGCCATCAGAGTCTGCAAAAGTTCAATAACCAGATTAAGAGAATTCAAAAACAAATTAGGATAAAAGGTCGAACCTAATAAAATTCTCAATAATAAATTCAATAAAATTATTTATGCCAAAAGAAGACAGAAAAAAGGAGCTCGACGCTCTTCTCAACACTCCTCCTGAAGACGAGGAAGAAGAAACTGATGAGGAAGAATCCGAGGATGAGGAAACCGAAGACGAAGAAACCGAGGAAACGGACGAGGAAGAATCCGATGAGAAAACCGAAGACGAGGATTCCGAGGATGACGAAAAAAAAGACGACAACGAGGACCAGGATGAGGAAGAAACAGAAGAAGATGCAGAAGGCGAGGTATCCAGGAAGGATAGATGGCATGGGAAAAGCAGAGAAGAAGTGATCAAGGCTTACGAGGAGCTTGAAAAGAAAAATCCTCCAAAAAGCAAAATCGAGAAAAAACCTTCTCCTAAAAAAGAAGAAGGCGAAGACGAGGACGAAAGCGAGATCAAAATCCCAACCGACGAAGAATTCGCCAAAATGACGCCGAAAGATTTTGCCGCCTGGATGATCAAGAATGTCCGAGACATGGTCAGTAAAACCTACGAATCACGAAGCAAGGTCAGAGATGCGGTAACGACGGAAATTCGAGAGGCACAAAAAGACCATCCGCTTCTGAAGACCAGCGCTGAATACCGAGAGCTTGTGCTTGCCTTAATCGACACCGCTGCCCAGAAGGGTACCGTGATGCCGTTAAAGGAAGCTTGCGAAAAAGTGGACGCGTTCAGCGGCAAGGTCAAAGGAGACACCAAAGTTTCAGACGAAGAAAAAACCCGTCTTAAAAAAGCCAAAGCTCAAGTCGAAAGAGGGGCCGGCGGAGCGCCGGCATCCGGCGACGAGCCGGACAAAGAGAAAGCGAAAGTCGAAAAGATATTCGGGCAGGGAGGGCCAAAGACCCCTCTCGGCGGGCTCGGATTTTAAGAAGTTTTTATAGGGAGAAGTAGTCGCCCTGCTAACCAGGCCGTGAACTATGCCAGCCAAAAGCTGCAGACAGTTCCGCAACAGGAACGCGAAAGTCTCTCGGAAGAAGTAGTCGAATCTTCTGAAGATAAACCAGCATAACGAAACACAAATTATGAGTGCAAGTGCAACAGGAATCAGAGGAACAACTCAACTGGGAGTGACCAGAAAATACGATGTCGCTGATGTGATCTCGCTTTTGGACGTCAACCGCTATCCTTTGATGGCGATCTTGACGAACGCAGGAAAAGACCCCGTATCCAAACAGGGCAAAGCGATGAAAAAGAAAGAGACGACCGATCCGCAGTTTAAGTGGTTCGAGGATGAATACCAGAAGAAAGTCCTGACGGCAACGGGCAACGTTGATCCGGACGGCGGAAACCTGACTTTGACCGCACAGACCACCTATCTCCAGATCGGCGATGTGATTTTAGTGTCTGCCCAGAAATGGGTATTCCCGGTCACAGCGATCACTGACGAGAATGTGGTGGTTGTCGGGGCGGAGCTCGGCGGAGCTACAGGCGCAGCTGCTTCGGCAGCCGGTGATGTGGTGATCTTGGGCAATGCCAACGAGGAAGGCGCGACACTGAGAGAAATCAAAGGAACGACCATCGAGGAAGTCTATAACTACTGCCAGATTTTCAGGACTCCGATCGGCATCACCGAAACCGCGAGGAACACAAAGGGCTGGACCAAGGAGAATGACTTTGACTATCAGAGCAAGAAGAAAGCGGTCGAGCACATGATTGACATTGAGCGCGCGTTCTTGTTCGGCAAGAAATCGATCAGCACCGCAGGAACACATCCGAAACGCTACACGGGCGGAATCATTCCTACGATAGAGACTTACGCCACTGCCAACGTGGACACGGAAGCAGAATTCGAAGCATGGCTGGAATCCGCATTCGCTCACGGCAACACCGAGAAATATTTGCTCGCTTCGGCGGCGGTAGTCTCGATGATCAACGGCTGGGCGAAGGGCAAGCTCGAAACTCTCAGCACCGACAAGACCTACGGCTTGAGGATCACCAGATATGAATCTCCGCACGGAACTGTGAACATCATCAAGCATCCGCTTTTGACCGGTACGACCTACGGATATTACGGAGTGATGCTTGACATGGAATGTTTGACCTACCGCTACCTCAGCAGCCGCGACACGAAGCTTCTGACCAACAGACAGGCCCCCGGCGAAGACTCAAGGATTGACGAATACCTCACCGAGTGCGGTCTCCAGTTCGAACAGGAATCACGCCACGCCGTGATGAGCAAGTCGTCCCTCTAAACCATCCTGAGTAAGACTCCGAGCTTTCCGGTGCTTGTGAACAGAAACCGGGACCGGCACACGCAAGTGTGGCAAACGCTCGGCTGGAACGGCTCTCCCGACCAGCCGAGCAGGAGAGCCTGTCACACACGCTCAAAGGTCGATAAATTTATCAATTAATAAAAACACCATTCATATGGCAAAAAATCAATCAAAAGAAAAAGTCACAGCCAAAGAGGAAAAGACCGAAAAAATCGTGAGGTTTATTGCCCGCTATGCCAGCCTTAAGCTCGTGAACAAAGCGACCTATTCGAAGGAAGTCGAAGGCAGGGTAGTGGTCGTCCCAGGCAAATCAATCCAATTCACGAACGGAATCTACGAGACCAGCGACAAAGACGAGATCGCATTTCTTGAAAATCATCCTAACTTCGGAAACGTCTTCTACCGCCTGAAAGGGAAAGAGGAAGCCGACAAAGCGAGAGAGGAAAAATTCAAGACGCTGGAGCAGAGAGAAGCTGAGCTGAACGCCAAAGAAGCAGGCCTCAAGAAAAGAGAGATGGCGATCAAAGGGCAGGAAGAAGGAGCAGGAGCTTCAGCCAAAGGGGTTCGGGGCACCGAAGCCGGAGCGAAAAAAACCAAAGAACCCAAGTTTTAAATCGTAGATTGCGGAAACGCTGTCTACGCTTAAAGGTCGAAAACATAGCTAATTAAGCGAAACAATTATGGCAAGCAGATCAAACCTAAAAACAGGACAGAAAGTCGTCACAACCGCTGGCACTCCAGTCCAGCTTTCCGATTTTCGGATCGGTGAAGACTGCTACCTGGTCGTGAAAGCGAAGAAGACGAACACGGGAGTGATCGGCATCGGCTACAGCTCGGCGACCGCCCTGCTCACCAATGCGGATTATTTCTCGATTGAAGCAGGAGAGTCCGTGCGGCTCAAGGTGGATTCGCCGGTAAAGGTCTGGATCGATGCATCGGTGAGCGGAGAAGGAATCGAATATATCACCGAAGCCTAAAAATCCTATGGCAGACTTCAAACAACCAAAAGGAGACCTCAACATTCAGAGGTTCAAAAAGAACGGCTATTACTTCGGAAGCTTCATGACCGCAGTCGCTCTGACCACGCAGTCCGTCTCATCAGTGAACTCGCTTCGTGCGTTTCCGTTTTTCGTCCCCAAGACAATGCGGTTCGACCGCATCGCAATCAACGTGACGACGGCAGCGTCAGCAAACGGAGTGGCAAGAATCGGAATCTACGCTGACAACGGATCGCTCTATCCAGGAGCTTTGGTCGTGGACGGCGGAGAAGTCGCCACCGATGCAACAGGGGTAAAGGAAAAGAACATCGATGTGACGCTTCAGGGCGGGAAACTTTATTGGCTCTGCATAATCACAGGCACTGCCACAGGAACGCAGGTGCGGGCAATAGACAGAGGGGCAGCATATCCGATCAACGGTCTTGACAATACGCTCGGCACATCGTGCTATCTCGGCTACGCAGTAGCTCAAGCCTACGGAGTATTGCCAGCGACATTCCCGACGGAGAGTCCGACCGACTGGTCGCTTCACGTCCCGCTTATTGCACTAAGAAAAGCAGCTTAAAACCATGAACCAAGTCATCAAGATTCTTTCGTCAATCGCTCAAAACAATGACGACGGGCGGGAGAAAGACAACGAGACTTGGTATCCAAGCGGAAGCACGGGCAACGTCATTACTCTCGGCAAATACGACAGCGTCGTCCAGCACGGGGCATTCAGATTCAGAGACATTCACATTCCCCAAGATGCCAGAATAGCATTTGCGCGGCTTAAATTGAGGCCGGCGGTAACGGATACGGGAGAGCCGAACGTCAAGCTGAAAATAAAAGGCATCAAGGAAGCGAACACTCTTCCGTTCAGCCAGACCTTAAGACCATCGGAAAGAGACCTGACCGTCAACAGCGTAAACTGGGACATCATCAAAGAATGGGAAGCGAACGAATGGGTACAGACGCCGAACCTTGCTCTTATTGTCGAGGAGCTTGTAGCGCAGGAAGACTGGAAAATCGGCAACGCAATGGCGTTTGTGATTGAAGACAACGGATCGGAAGACGGGCAGGTAGAAACCTGCTGGGATAAAAGCAAAGGCGAAGGATACCAGGCAGAACTCGAAATCTGGTATTGCACCAGCGAAGTGACAATCGGCTATCTGGCCGGCAATGACCGCGACGGGGTAGAGATCAACGAAACAGAATGGCAGGGAAGTCCGGATGGCAATGTTATAACACTGGGGCATGACGGCTCGCTTCCATGTGACGGCGGGTTTATTTTCAGTGGCTTAGATATTCCAAAACGCGCCCAGATTTTGTCGGCAGTCTTGCTTCTTACCGAAGCAGACCAAAACAACAAATTCCCGAATCTGATGATCAAGGGATTTGCTGAAGACGATGCGACGCCTTTCGCAACAGACGGCTCAAATAGGCCATCGACCAGAACCAAAACAATCGCACAAAAAGAATGGACGATCGGACACGAAGCAAGCGGAATCTTTGTCGGCGAACACTGGTCAGCCGAAAGCGTTTACGAATCGCCCGACATCAGAGAAATCATTCAGGAGATCGTGGACCGGGACGGTTGGGAAGAAGACAGCAAGATTGGGCTCGTGCTTGAAAATTATTATTCCTGGTCTGGGCAATACAAATTGCCCTGGGACTATATCAAGGAAACAGGAAAATACGAGGCAAAGCTCGTGATTGTCTGGCAGAGGGAAAGGATCGTGCAGACAAGCGATCCTGACGTGCCGAAATACGAAAAGGCAAACGCTCCCGAATTTATCATCATCCATCACTCAGCGACCGCCAGAGACTCAACACATTTTCAGACCATTAAAAATAACCACATCGGCATCGGCTGGGGAGACATCGGATATCACCATTGGATCGCGGGAGCTCTCGACGGCGACGGGCTTCATATTCCGGGCCGGCCGGAAAACATGATCGGGGCCCACGACAATGACGACAAAATGAACTACCGCTCAATCGGCATTTGCGTCTGCGGAAGCTTTGATACCGAAACTCCGAGCGCAGCACAGATTGCAGCGCTTCAGGCACTGCTCGACCAGATCAGATCGGATAAAGGCATTCCAAGAGAAAAGGTCATCGGGCACGGAGAAACGCGAGGTGCAGCCACAAATTGCCCAGGCGCAAATCTGCTTCCGCTCGTTCAGCATTACCGGGCGACGGGTTCGCTTCTATAAAAAAATTATGCAGCTACAAGAATACCTACAAGACCTAAACGCGCGCATGTCAGCCTCAAAAACAGGCGGGCTTTGGAGCGACGCCGATAAGACCCGCTGGATCAACAAAGCGATCGTGAGGGCATGCAACTTTGCAAAGTGGGATTTTTTGAATCATCACACAACTCAGCTCACCGAAGAAGATCGGGAAACTTATTTCCTGCCGTTTGATTACAAGCCGGGCGGACTGGTTTTTATGAAAGTGGACGGAAATGAGCACGCCAAAGTGAGCATCGGAAATTACCAGAGCAAAAATTATCACTGGGAGCGGGTCTTTGCAAAGATGGGCGACCAGTATCTCATCGCTCCGATTCCGGAAGAAGACGGCAAAATAATCGACATCTACTACCGACGCCGGCCAGTGCCTCTCGTTAATCTGACGGACGAATCCATTGTGCCGGAAGAATTCGACGAGCCGGTGGTTAAGCTTGCGCTGGCAATCTGCCTGAAAAAAACTCCGAGCAGAGGGAGCGACGGAGACAAAGAAATTTTGGAAGCGACCGCATTGCTTCAGCAAATCAAAGACCGCGAGGACGAAGAAGAAGGATCGGCCGGCTATGCGGGGCAGGCAACCAGCTCGCGCTTTATTTATAAAAACAGAAACTAAGCTATGGCATTAAACAGCTACAGAGTAAAAGGTTTCAGAGGGGGCATCGCAGACGACGCTTATAAAGGCGTGGCCGGAGCTTTTAGATTCGGCTATGGCTTAGACATCCGGACTGGCGCGGATACTCTCAAGTGTAATCAGGCGCTCAAAAAAGATTCAGGCAGCGTGGTGACAGACCTTATTCTCTTTTTTGTGCCGGCGACCAATGGCAAGCTCTACGGCTTCGGAAACTCAGGGAACATTTACAGCAAGGACACCCCGACATCAGCATGGGTTCTCAAATACACCGACCCCGACGGCAAGATCACGGGAGCTGCCGAATACACCAACAACGACGGCTTGGACAATTACGTGCCATACCTCTACTGGGCGACCGAGACCAAGCTCAAAAGAATCAAACTGACTGGCTCATTCCCGGCTGGGGTGGAAGAATTTCAGACCTTAAACGGAGACGTTGCCTGGCACACCATGACAATGGCATGCGGAGTGCTTCAAATCTGCGACGGCAGATACATCGCAATGGTGGACTACGAGGGAAACTTCCAACTCGAAGCGCTCGATCTCATTGCGGGCAACAGAACGAAATGTCTTCTGCCCGAAGATCAGACTGTTATCATCGGATCGCATAAAGGCGACAAAGTCGAAGAAGGCTGGCTTTGGACATGGGACAAAGTTCAACCGTCATGGATTTTGAGAAGGATGATTGCGGAAAAAGGAATCAACGCGATGATCCACGCCGAATTTATTCTGATTCAGGCCGGCATTTCAGGAAGCCTTTATTTCTGGGATACCGCCAACCTGCTCCGCATCAAACAGATTCCGGGCTTGGGATGGGTAAATCCGGGAGCGGTCGCAAACTACAAAGGCCTTCCGCTTCTTGGAGTCACGGGATCGGAAAACTGCGGAGTCTACTCCTACGGGAGAATCGGCAAAAACGAATCATATGCGCTGAACCTCGAATGGATTCCTTCGCACGGAAAATTGGAAGACGTTGAAATCGGAGCAATCACAATGTATGGAGATCAGCCCTTCGTATCATGGCAGGACGACGAAACATTCGGAGTCGACACTGTCGACGAGGACAACAAGGCAGAAGCACGATATGAAGGGCTGGTCTTCGATGCGGGCGAGCCGGAGCTTCAGAAAGGATTCAGGCACATAAAGCTTCTGACAAAGCCCCTCCCCGAAGACTGCAGCATAGAAGTTTTTTACAGAGTGAACGAAGAAGGCGACTGGCTTCCGGCAACAATGGAAGACGGATCGGAGCAGTTCGACAAAGCGGGAAAAACGAAAGCGATTTTCACGATCGAGACAGGCGATCCTGAAGACGAAGACGATGAGGAAGGAAAAGGCGAAACATTCGAGCTGGCCATAGCGCTTCATCCGGCCGGAAACGAGACGCCAGAGGTCGTCGCGGCCAGCACTTATTTTGAGCCGATCGGCATAATGTAAAAAACCATGAGCGATTTCTTTAAAAAAATTTTCGGGAATCAGGTCGTAGAGGATCAGCCATTCCCAGAGATTCCTGCCCACACGCATGACGGGCAGAATTCGCCGATGCTTGCGCCGCAGTCCATCGATTCGGTTCAGATTAAAACAGGAGCGGTGGGAGAGCTGGCGCTGGCGGACGACTCGGTTACATCGGATAAGATCATCGATGACGCAATCCTGACCGAACACTTGAATGCCTTATCGGTGACCGAGCAGAAGCTGGCGGCTGCAGCCGTAGCGACCAGCAAGATAAAGAACGGAGCGGTGACCGCAACCAAGCTCATCCAGACCGAAGCCGTGGTGACGCTCTCGGCACAGATCGGAGATGCAGTGATTCAGTCAGCCAACATAGGAGTCGGTGCAATCCTGAATGCCAACATCGGAAACGCAGTGATCACGACCGCAAAGATTCAGGACTTAGCGGTGGAATGGGCGAAGATCGGCGACCTTGCAGTTGGCAACAGCAAAATGATGAACCTCGCCGTGAGCACGGCCAAAGTCCAGGATTTATCGGTGACCACAGGAAAGATAAACGACCTCGCAGTTGAGTGGGCAAAGATCGGAGCACTGGCTGTCGGGAACAGTAAGATTATGGATGCAGCAATCAGCACGGCAAAAATTCAAGACCTTGCCGTGAAGTCAGCCCAGATCGATGACCTCGCAGTGACCGACGCAAAAATCATGTCGCTGACAGCGGCGAAAATAACCGCAGGACAATTCAGCCTGACATCAGCTGGCTATCTCTCATGCCCATACGGGGGAATAAGAATCGGATACCTGGGAGACGTCGGCGGAGTGGCGATGTATGGAATCAAAGCCGACATCGGGCACGGGATAATGCTCAACGCTGGCGGAGCGGACGGATACTCAAGGCTATGGATCGACGACTCGGCCAACAAACCTCTCTGCTTGGACTGCAACGCAAAAGACAGATTTTTCATAAAAGCGGCAAGCGGAAACGACATCATCAGATTTTACGGAAACGCAGCGTGGTCCGGCGGATTTATAGATATCCTCGTGCCGTTCAGACCGGTGGTCAGAAGCGGATCAGAACCGGCAGACCCGGTGCAGGGAGAGATGTATTACGACAGCGATCCAGGCGAAGGCGGAGCTGGCGGAAGGCTGAAAATTTACAACGGCTACAGCTGGCACTGCGTCGCATGGTTCGACGATATCCCCGAATAAAAAATAAAGGTCGAAAATAATTAATCAATTTAAATTCACGGGTTATGTTCAACAGAAAAACAAAATTAGATCAGAAAGACTTAGAGGAGCTCCGAAAAAGGACGGAGCTGATCAACCAGCACATCCTTATTTCGCAGGCACTCGAAGCCCAGAAGCAGAGTTTTCTCATGAGCAGATTTTCAAAATACGGGCTCGACATCACCAAGCAGTATGACATTGAGCTGAAAACCGGAAGGGTCACCGAAGCAAAAAACCCGCAGAAAAAATAATCATATGGCTACACAACCAACAACGGCAACAGGCATCGACTGGGACGCATTCAAGAAGCAGTTCGAGAACATGAAAACAATGACGGCCCCGACATCAGGGTCGGCTTCTGATACCCCGATGACCTACGACCTCGCCGGACTGCAGACTCAGATCAAAACAACTCAGGATAATTTGACGCAGGCAGAAAGTGCATTAAAAGGACTGAGAACGAACCGCTATAACGAGGAGTATTCGGCGAAAGGATTGGACACGATTAAAAATAAAATCGGAGTGCTCGACACCAAGATTGCCAACGAGAAAAGCGTGAGAGATGCATCAATCAGCAAGACCAGAAAAAATCCTTATTACTCGGCAGCCAACATCACTGGCGAATCCGCGGAGATCGAGAAGGCAGCGAACGCCAACATCAACAACATGATCGAGGAAAGAAACGCCGCCGCCGGAGATTATAATTCGGCGATCGACGAGATCACCAAAAAGATCGCGCTCGAAACTGCCGACAAGGAAGAAGACGTCGAGAACGCAAAATACAACCTGAGCTACCTGACCAATCAGCTCTCAACTTACCAGCAGATGAGAAGCCAGGAGCTTTCCCAAAAAGAAAGCAAACAGGAATGGGAAATGGAATTCGCACTGAGGCTTGAAGACGCGGAGCGTGCAGCCAAAGAAGCGTCCAAACCGAAGACCACGATCAGCGAATATGAGGCAGGCGGATACCGCTACAGGGACACGATCAATTCCGAAACCGGAGAAGTTATCAAGCGTGACAAGCTGGGAGCAGCATCATCATCTGGCGGAAGCGGTTATGAAAGCGAAAGATTTTCGGCAAGAGTGGCCGGCGGGCAAGAGCCGGATTCAGGATTAAGAGCAACGGCCCAGAGGCTCATCAGCCAGGGAATCACCGATCCGACCCGCATGGGATACACGGGAGATTTGGCCGTGAGATTGGAAGCAGAGATGGACTGGGTGCAAAAACAGCCTGACCTTGCCGGGTCGCAGAAAAAAGAAACATCAGCACCTGCAGCGCAGACAACCGAAAGCGCATTCCGCAGAGAAGTGAGAGACGCATGGAAAGAGGGCTACACTCCCGATCAGCTCAAGCAGGCATACGCAAACATCGGATTCTCGGACTCGAAAAAGAGCGTGAGCGAAATTATAGACGACGAATGGAACGTGAAGAACGAAACGGGCATCAAGGGCTGGTGGGACAGATTATGGAGAATTGGGGTTTAAGGCAGGCGGTTCTGGGCTTTAAACCGAAATTTGGGGCCCCAAAATCGCCTGTGAGAGACCTTTCGCAGACAAGTGGCATATTCATACCTTTAAACAAACTATGGCAAATTTTTGGGAAAATTTAACATCGCCGATAAAAAAGGCCGTTCAGGGCGTGGGTGACTGGTGGAATAAACAACAGGAAGAAGCAGAGAGGCGAAAACAGCTCCAGGAGCAGCAGGCCGCGGAAAATAGGCAAAAGATAATAAACGCGGCGAAAAGCGCCGGCAGTTTCTTGAAAGGCACGGCCGAGAAAATCGAGACTCTGCCGAAAGAGGTCTCGGATTATTTTGAACCCGTCCCCGACAAAGTTCGGGTGCGTGATTTTTTCCGTGAGATTCCCGAATCAACCGAGAAAGTCGGTAAAGGCATCGTAAAGTTCGGAAAAGACATTCTTCGGTCCGTACCGAGAGCGGCCGCCGAATTCACTTTGTCGGCCGAAGGCGAAAAAGAATTCATACCCGGAACGGGAGTCGCCCCGAAATTTGAAAAGTTTCTGTTCGGAGATGAACCGATTCACGATGTGAGAACAACCGGAGAGGAAACCGTAAAAGCGTTCGGCGGGGGCGAGCATACGGCAAAAAAATGGGGAATGCCCGTGGGCTTTGTATTGGGAGCGTTGGATTTGATACCGGTCGCGCCCGGCAAAGCGAAAATAGCGAAAACGCTCGGCGAGGAGCTGGTGGTGAAATACGGCGACGACATCGCCAAAGCGATAATTAAAAAAGGCGGGAAGGAGCTCGTGGAAAAAGCTCTCGAAATCGGCGGAGAGAAAGCGGTGCAGAAAGCGGGCATCGAAGTTAAGGCTATACGAGAACTCGTTTATAATTTGCCCAAAGAATTTTTACCCGCCGCAAAAAAAGCGACCGTCAAAGAAAGCAAACTTCTTTGGAACACGATGAGGAACGCGGCCGGACAAGCCAACGCTTTGGGCAAAGACGTCACCGAGAGCAAAGCGGCCGTCTCGTGGATCATCGACACCCTTAAGGGTGGAAAAAAATCATTGACGACATTCATTGAAAAGAATGTCGGCAAGAACGTGACTTCGAAACAAATCGGCAAACTGACCGAGATCATAAAATCCGGCAGTTTTGAGATGGAAGGATATAAAAAGGTCATGGCTACCCTCAAAGGCATCGAACCGACCGTCGTGGAAAAAACATTAAAACCGGTAAAGTCGGCAGCCAAAGAAATTGTCGGCGGGGCAGAGGATCTCCTGGCACGCAGAAACGCATTGGAAAAATTAAGATACGCCAATCCGGGAGACGAAAAAATCTCGTCAGCCATAAAAAAACTCGATTCGGAGATAAGCAAGGCGACGAAAGGAGAAACGGAAATCGCAAAAGCTCCGAAAACCAAGACCGCCGAAACGGAACTGGAAGCCATAAACAAAAAAGGACAACCCGTGGAAAAAGCGGGAAAGAAAAAAGCGCTGACCAACCCGAGGGCCGACCAGCTGGCGGAACCGCCGGCTACTCCTCCGCGGGTCCCCGAAGAAATTCCGTTGGCCGAAGCTCCCAAAGCTCCGGAAGGCAGCGCGCTTTCGGCCATAGACAAAATGGTCGGCAAAACCAGCGTGCCCGGCAAACTCATCGATTGGATAAAACAAGCACCAAAAAAATTCACGGAAGCCTTCAGCGACCGCTTCGCTCCGATCAAACGCTTTGAAGAAGAACTTACCAAGATGGCCGGAGAAGCGATCGACATCAATTCCAGTCCGTACGTGGCCGCAAGAATGTATGCCGGCCGGATGGGAACCGTAGAAGCGGGGCTGAAAGACTTGCAGAAAATCGTTCAGCCTCTCGCCAAGAGCAGAGCCGACTTCACCAGATACGTGCTGGCGAAAAGAGCGGTCGAGCGGGCAGAGAGAGGATTCGCCAATCCCGCCGGCGTGACCGGAGAGACGGCCGCCAAAGCCATCGAAGAACTCAAAACGAAAGTGGGAGAAGCGGTCTTCAGAAGTTTCGAAACCGCGGAGCAGGCCGTTCAAAACTGGGCGCAAAAAAACATTCTCGAACCGGCGGTAAAATCGGGGATCATTTCAAAAGAAAGTTTCGACAGCATAGTGGCCACCAACAAACACTGGATTCCTTTTCAGGTACTCGACTATTTGCCGGACGCGACGAAGGCCGACAAACTGCGCACCGGCAGCGAAATATTCTCGGTCGCTAAACAGGGCGTCGTGAAAGGACTGCAAGGGACGGAGAAAATAATCCGCGATCCGTTTGAAGCCATAATAGACAAACTGAGCCAATCGGTCAGCCTCATCAAAAGAAACGAAGTCGCGAAGAAACTGGTGGATTTAAGAAATCAATTCGGCCAGGCCAAAGAACTGATACGACCGCTCAAAGACGCGGCCGCTCCCAAAGGATGGGAAGCGATCAGCCTGTTCGTTGACGGCAAAGTGACTAAGTGGGCCGTGCCGGAAGAATTGAGTTGGGCGATGCATCAGATGAACGAAGCCGAGGCTGGTCTGATCGGAAAATTTATGCGCTTCACTTCGGGAGCGTTCAGAAAAGGAGCTACCACGTTGTACATTCCGTTTTCGCTTTCAAATTCTGTCCGCGACGCGCAGATGGCGATCATGACCTCTAAGTACGGATTCAGCGCGACCGATTGGCTGAGGGGATTCGGCAACGGCCTCAAAGCCGCCTTCGGCTGGGACTCAAAGCTTTACGAAGATTTTATGAAAAACGCCGGGGGATTCGGCGGATACATACAAAACGCGCGCAGCATAAGCGGGGCGAAGAAAGCTCTCTTCGAACCGACGTGGTGGAAGAGGGCCAAAGCCGTGATAAATCCTTTCAACCTGATGAGCAATTTTGCGGAAGCGATCGAGCTCGCGCCGAGGCTGGGAGTTTATTCAAAATCGATCAAGAAAGGAGCGAGCGTGCTGGAAGCGGCCTACGAAGCGCGGAACGCGACAATCGACTTCGCGAAATCGGGTCAAGAGATGCGGATCATCAACATGTGGGTTCCTTTCGTGAACGCCAGATGGCAGGCCTTATTAAATACCGCGAGAATTTTTAAAGAAAGACCCATAAGGTCCGCGGCAAAAGCCGGAGCGTTAATCGTCGCTCCGGGAGTGACGACCTATCTCTGGAACACCATGAATTACCCGGATCTCTACGATGACATTCCGCAATGGGTCAAAGACACTTATTTCACGGTCATAGTGGGGGAAGACGTGGATGAGGACGGAAATCGAGTGCCCAAAGTCGTTCAGATTCCCAAAGGAGACGTCGGACAGATTTTCTACAATCCGATCGAATACGCGTTGGACTTTGTCAGAAAAGGAGAACCGCAAAACTTCGCCAAGCTCGGTCTCGAATGGATGAGCCAGTTGGCCCCGATTCCGTTCACCAGAGACGGCGAACTTTCCGTCGAGCAAGTTTTGTCGGGCGGACTGCCGCCCGTACTCAGAACTCCGATCGAACTCGCCACGAACGAATCTTTCTTTTCGGGATTTCCGATCGTGCCGGAAAACATGGAAAAAGTCGCTCCGACCGAACAATACAACGAAAAAACTCCCGCGCTCGCCGTTACGATCGGTCGGGCGTTGGGAGTGTCTCCGATGAAGCTGGCTTACGGCGTAAGCGGATTGCTCGGCGGATTCGGGAAAGAAGCGATCGATCCGGCGAAAATTTTGGAAATGACGGCTCAGCGATTTTACAGAACATCTGGCGGAGCGAAAGAAAATGAGGCTTGGAATTTAAGATACGAGATTGAAGTCGGGTACAACACGGCTCGGCAGCAGGCCACGCGAGCGATCGCGGCCGGAGACAACCAGACAGCTTTTCAGATCATGGACAATTGGAACGCGGAAGCGGAAAAACTCGTGCCGGAAATCACGCCGTACCTCGCGAAAGACGATCCGCTGGAAGCGGAATCAATCAGAAAATCGGTTACGTTTCAGCCAACCGACATGGCGAGACTCCAAAGGTCGGTAACCGAGAAAGCGATAGGCAAAGCGGAAGAAGAAAAGAAACTGGGAAAAGGATTGAGCTCCGATGAACTGAAACAAATGAGGACCGGAACGCAACCGTCCCTGACGATGGGACAGTTGATGAAAACAGACGCTTCAGAGCAGCCGGACCTCAAATCCATGAGGCAGGCCGTCAGGCGTTGAAGCCGGTTCGTAATTGAAATTCTGCCTGATTTGTCTGAGACGATAACCGTCGAGAGCGTCGCGAGTCATGGAGTCGAAATTAAAAAGCAAATACAAAGAAACGGCGACGCTGACCACCGACAGCAGAATAACGATTGAAAATAAGATTTTTTGAGCGGTAGACATAGGCGTTTGTAGCTTAACTTACTGCCGCCGATAAATACAAGTCATGGGAAACGAATATCAAAACAAAGAGCAAGATCGACGCATCTGCGAGCTTGAGAAGAAGATGGATGCGGTTTTTGGGCACATCGCGAAAACCAACGAAGAAATGGGCAAAATCGCCTCGGACGTGGATTGGCTCAAACGATTTTTCTGGATCGTCGCCACGGCTTCGATCGGCGGTTTGATAGCGACCGCGATAAATTTGCTTATAACAATTAACAATTAAAAACATGAACACAATCCAAAAAATCTGGAAAGGGTCGCCGAACTTCTGGCAGGGGAGAAAAGGATATCGGCCGGAAGCGATCGTGATCCACATCATGGACGGAACACTCTCCGGAACGGACAGCTGGTTTGCCGACCAATCTTCTCAGGTCAGCTCGCATTACGGCATCGGTAAAAGCGGCGAAGTTCATCAATACGTGAAAGAAGAAGACACGGCATGGCACGCCGGCAGGATCGAGTCTCCGAATTGGTCGCTCATAAAATCATTTTCCGTAAATCCGAATTTATACACGATCGGGATTGAACATGAAGGCAAGGCCGATGACGCGTGGAGTGAGGCGATGAAAAAATCGAGCGCAACGCTTATCGCCGAAATATGCGAACGCTGGCAAATCCCGATCGACAGGGATCATGTCGTCGGGCATTACCAGATATACTCCAAAAAACCGAACTGCCCGGCAACCGACAAAAAGATTATAGACGAGCTCATTTCGCTCGCGAGAGGCGAGAGCCAGCAATCTTCTTCCGAGGTCGCGGAAGGAGTGAAAAAAATAGAGGAAGGTCTCGCATTAATAAAAAAATCATTATGAACGAAATTTTTAAATCGGCCAGCAAGATCGTATTCATACTGATGGCCATCGCGACGATAGGAGCGTTATTCGTCGGTAAAATTTCCGGCGAACAATTCCTCGTGCTTGCGGGCATGGCGTTCAGCTTTTACTTCAGCAGCAAAGGGGAAACCAATCAGCCTTACGCGGGTAAATAAAGCAACAAAACGAACAGACAATTCAACAAAAACGACCCGTTAACCGGGCCGTTTTTTTGACTTAAAAAACCTTACCGAGTAAGATGTTTGCTGGATAAGACAAAAAGTAATAAAATCCGAAGTGATGCCGTTAATCGCTTGACTTGCAAAAAGGTCGGGACCATAGTTCAAGCACCGACATCAGTGACGCCCAATAAAGGTCGAAACCGGCGTCGGCAAAATAAAAAAACTTAATAAATTGACCCCAACGATCCCGCAAGGGATTGACGGCCGAAAGGCCGTGGATGCGACCCTGGGTTTTGAAAAAGACTTCACAAATTCCTCTTTATGGGATAAGATTGCCCTTGCAGAGGAATAGTGCGGGGACGCCCGTGTGAAGGCTCTGCACGCCAAGCTTGGCGTTAAACGCCCGAAAACAGACGCAAGTCTGCGGACGGAAACGGCACGAAACACCCACCACGAGTCGCATCCTGGTGGGTTTCGTGTAAATAAAACATATGAATTTCAAGGATGCGATCGACCAGTTCTCAGGCTGGCGAAAATTCAAAGTAAAAAAACAAACGGTCCGCGGCTACGACCGCGAACTCAGGAACTTCTGCCTGTTCCTGCGTAACCCGGAAATTGAGAACATCACGCTGAATGACGCGATGGAATATCTCAACGGGATGGCAGACCTGGGGTGGGATCGAAACAGCTTCACCGGCAAATGCATGGCCATTCGTAAGTTTTTCGAATTCTACCGCTTGCAGGGGTATCATGTGATCGACGAGGAGTTGATTCCGATACCCGACAAAGAACCGAAACTCCCTCGCGTGGCAACAGATGACGATTACAATAAGCTTGTCGCCGCCATTCCAAAAACCACCAGCGATCCGCGTCATATCAGAAACCTCGCGATCGTAAGTTTGCTCTGGGACACCGGAGCGCGAAACGGCGAGATTTGCTCGCTAAACATAAACGATCTAAATTTGGAAGAAAAGAGAGCGATAATACGCACAGAGAAAGCTAAAACAAGACGACCATTCAGAGAGATATTCTGGACAGACGACACTAACGACAATTTGATTCGATGGATCAAGAAACGCGAAGTGCTAAGGCAGAAAGTGAAATCAGGAGACGCCGATGCCTTATTCATATCGGCCACAAGTTGGAAGGTCGGCGAGAGGTTTACAATCAAGGGAGTCGGGGAGATGCTGAGAAGGTACTGCAACAAAGCGGAACTGCCCTACATGAACGCTCACAGCTTCCGCCATCACCGCGGCCACCACATAATAAAGGCCGGCGGGTCCACCGCGGACGTGATGAATATTCTCGGCCACGCTTCCGTGCAAAGCACAACAATCTACACAATGATGCACGGCAAGGAACTCGAATCGCGAGCACGATTATTCTTGGCCAACGATCCGAGAGAGAAGGTGGGCGTAAGAGTCGGATCAAAAACAACAAAAGCACCTTATCCACAGTTTCAAACTTGACAAGAGTTGACAGGGGTATATAATGAAGAAAAGACTAAAAATCATTTATGCCCCTATCAACATTCAAAAGAAAACAAATCGGCGAGATGAAAGAAAAAGCGGTAAAATTATACCAGCAGGGTTTTGATACCCGGACCGTGGCCAGAATGCTTCAAGAGCTGCACGGATTCAAACGCAGCCACACATGGGTATGGGAAGCGGTGACTGAGAAGTTATCCACTCCCAAAAAGTTGACAAACTCTGACAGACGAGTAAAATGAATGTAGGAACATTGAAATAAGAACATTCACCGCTCGTCTGCCGAGTCCACGAAAGGTCAAATCGCGGATTCAGCAGACGAGCAGCGGGACAATCGACTGGGTAAGCTCTCCAGCCTCCGATTGCTCCCGTGGTACTTCCTCAAGTAGAAGAAATATAAGAAGTGTTGCGGGAAACAATGATGAAAAAAATAAAGTTTTTCAACTCAATTGCCGGAGCCGAACTGGTAAAGAACCTCTTGAAAGAGCACGGTATTAAC